GCCCGCGTTCGCAGGTCCTTGGCTACCAAGACCGCATCAGTCAGCGCCGCCTCGTACGCCTCGAAGAAAGTCAAGCGCTCGGGTGTGATGTACAGGGCCAGCTTGCCCTTGCGACACCAGTCCAGGTCCATCTTCAGCCGGTGCATCAGCGGTGCCCACGCCTGCGTCCGCGCAGCGCTGTGCCTGCGCTTGGCCCCCATCACCCGGCGACGTTTCTCTTGTGCAACCTCGGCCTTGTTCAGCCGGTTCACCCGGGTGGGCGTGGCGTATGGGCGCTCGTTGTCCACAGCCAGCGTCCGCTCCTCTGGCGTCATGTCCTCAAGCGCACGCTCAGGCTCACACCTGATGCACAGCGTGCGCAGCAAGTGCTTGCTACCCCACCACTTGCGGAACTCATGCAAGCGCAGGGTCGTGCCACAGCCCGGGCAGGTGGCCTGCACATCCAGGCGTGTGAACCGTTGGTAATAGTCAGCGGTCATCCGAACCTCCTCAACCCCACCACCTCAGGCAAGAACGGCGGGGGACCGTGCGGCAACTCCCTCTGCGGGTCAGCCGCGTCGTACAACTCCATGAGACGGCGCAGCGTCTCGGGCGAAAAGAAATAGTCCATCGGCTGCGAGTGGTTGCCCCACTTGCGCATGTCCTCGATCCGACGCTGGATGGACTGGAGCAGCGCCGAATACACATCGAGGAACTCACACCATGCGGGTGATGAGCGTGGAGTCTGGGCGCACCACGCCTGCGCTGCGGACAACTTGGTCAGCGTGGCACCCCACGCCTTGCGTCGTAGGTGCTTGGACGGTGGCGGCATGGGCGCAGCGGGGGGAGGGGGTGGTCGATAAAGCGCGGGCTCGGGCTCACTCGCCTCGCATTCCACGCAGAAAGGGCGTTGGATGAAGTTCCCCTCGTACCATTTCAGGAATTTATTGACGTGCTTGCGCCGCTGACATCGAGCGCAACGAGGGGAGACACGGTCGTAAAAAGGCAGTGACATGGGCGTTCTCCTGGGGGTTGAAAGAGGACAAAGCGTCCTTTTTGTCCAGCGCTTGACAGTTTGCGTCCACTAAAAACCGGCTGCGTCCACGTAGTCGCTGCTCTGACAGGCACCTTCACAAGTGTAAGTGGTTGTCGCGCCATAGTAAAGTAGTGAACTAGGGTCAGGTATTCCTTAATTTCAAAATCCAAACACACAGACGAGGGGAAAGAGGAAAAAAGAAAAAGGCGGGCGGGGCTCATGGACACAGGCACGTGCCCATCCCTATACATATATAAATATAAGTAATCTATATCTATATATATAAGAGAAAGCCCTGGCCAATCAACCACTTAGGTGGGGCAAGGCGCTAGTCAGAGCGTCGAATACGCGGACTCGCGTCCATCGTTCCACATTGTGGTGTTCTGTCCCGCTTGGTGGAAGATTCACGGATTGAATCGCCCGATTCAAGAAAGTTATCAGCGCGCTTCGCAGCACGCGCAGCGCGGCGCTGCTGGTCTGCACGGGCTTGCGCCCGGGCCTCGCCCTTGAATGACTTGGACATGCTTGCTCCTCAGTAGTTGTATGTGACGCTGGTCTCGAACACAGCACGCCGACCGTGCCGATGCTTGACGCGTGTGTAGACGCTGGCGCAGCCGCAGCAGTCCCACTCGTGAGCGCAGCCCGACGAGGTGAGCACGTCTTCCACCGCACGGATGGATGCGTCGATGTCCTGGCCCCGTGGGAACGTGGCCCAGCGCAGGTAGGTGCCACCGTCGTCGAAGTCTTCGGCCTCCCGCACAAGGCGGGCAGGTGTGAGCGTGGCTGTGCCCACGTCACGCCACTCATCGAGGTGCCTGTAGGTGCCGACGTAACGGTGCGTCACACGCAGGCTGAGGTTTTGCTTGATCATCGCTCTCTCCTTGAGGTGGGGGAGAAATCTCCCCCGGGTTGGTTACGCGGCCTTGGCCGCACGCTTCGCCGCCTTCTTCGCTGCCCGCTGGGGGTTCCTGCGCTGCACCACAGGCTCGGTCTTGTTGCTGGCCTGCGGGAGCAGGCGCTTGATCTCACGCTGCACCCACGCAGCCTTGACTTCCTTGATGATGTTCATGGTCTTTCTCCTTCAGATGAAGCGCGGCACACACCGCGTTTAGTGCGAAGCGCACTGGCAAAGAGGACGCTCGGTCCTCTTTAGCCGCTACGCTCCTTTAAACCATAGCCTCAGCCATGCGCCGCATCTCCGGCCACGAGTGTGTGTTTACCAAATCGGGATGCAGGCGCAGCAGTGCGTGGATCATCTGCTCTACCTCATGCTGTTCTGAAGCGTGGACAGTCTCAAGCCAAGCGTAGAAGTGCTCGGCAGTGTCGCGGGACATGACACGGCGCATGATCTCTCTCCTAGCACGCCGCCCTCGACGAGGGCAACAAGCGCACTGGCCTGGGCGAACCCAGGCCGCTACGCTCGTAGCGGAACGGGGGAGAAATCTCCCCCACTGGATCAGCCAAGGGTCTTGGCGATCAGCGCGGCGCGGTCAGCGCCGACCGTGGCGACGAACGCAGCCCACGCAGCCCGCTCCTCGCGGGAGATGCGCGGAGCCTTGGCAGGCTCGGCCTTGGCCGAGGTCTTGCGAACGATGTGGTAGGCGAACTGCCCACGAGCGCGGTCGTATGCCTGCTGGTGCGCCGAGGAGCGCTCGGTGCGCTTGGCCTCGACGATCTTCTGCGCCTTGGGCTCCGCGATGTCCAGCGAGCCCATGAGGTAGTTCAGGATCCATTGATCCCGCATCTCACCCTGCTGCTCAGCGTCGAACGACAGATATTGCTCGTGCCAGTGTGCAGTAGCGTCTTGGGTAAGGCGATCTGTCTGGCCGTAGGTGAAGGCGAACTGTGCAAATGTCTTCATGATGCTCTCTCCGATGTGGGGGAGATTTCTCCCCCGGTTGATGCGACTAGGGCGAATCCCCAACCGCTGAAGCTATTTTACCATATGGGGGTTCTTCTCTTCCCTTTTGCAGTAGCCTGGAACCCACCGTACCCGGGGGAGCCCTGTATGCAGCAAGGTACTACGTCGTTGTATGAACACGAATCCCCAACCACACTGCACAAATTTTTACGTTTTAGCTGCACCCCATACTACACAAAAAATACAAAACTATTCCCGCCAGCTTATTTATGCGTATTAAACACACCCCTAACACATCTTCTACAAACAGCAGCAAAATTATCTACAAAATCCCAGACTTTTTCTGTCCAACTCTTGACACTACCGTACAAAAAAATGCCCCGGTTTAGCGGGGGCACGAAGTGCCTGCTGTTGCCGAGGCATTAAAAGGAGCCTTGCGGCTACCTCAGGGAGAAAGCAAGTGGAGAACTTGCAAGGAGACAAACCCGACTGTACACTGCGCCCAACTCGGGCGCAAGCCCTGCGACAACATGCTGGACCACCTTCTTGACTTCGAGCCCGCCGTCTGCGGCACTGCAGACACTGTGCCGTTGGAAAAAACCAATCCGCAAGCGCTCATCAACGCGCAGCACGAGACGGCAAACTGGCTCGAGTCTATGGGAGCGCCGACTGCCGACACGGCAGACGCCGCAGCAGCCTCCTCGCTGGCTCAGAGCGCGTTCCAGGCGCTCGTCAAGCCCGACACCGATCCCAAGCAGAAGGCAGCGCTTCTCGCGCTCAAGACGCCCGCTGCGGTGCGCCACCTCACCGGCATGCTCACAGCCTATGACTGGGAGTTCGTCAATCAGGCCAAGGAGCTTCGGGGTTACGCGGTGTCGAAGATCCTCGAAGAGGTAGAGCACCCGGATGCCCGCATCCGCCTGCGTGCCTTGGAGCTACTGGGCCGGGTCACTGAGGTGGCGCTCTTCACCGACAGAGTTGAGGTCAAAAAGACGGACATCACGGATCAGGAGCTTGAACACAAGCTCAAAGAGAAGCTGGCGCGGTTCATGGGTGTAGTCGATGCCACCCCAACGGACGTAACCCCCCTGCTCAGCAATGAAGCTGCCTGATTTCCTGACGCCCAAGCAGGCGCAGGCCATCCAGGCCGCGCTCCCCACCATGAGTGTGCGAGAGAAAATGGAGCTTTTTGACCTCCTAGAAGAGAAAGAGCGCCGACACCGCCTAACGGCTGCGCAAAACAGCCTCTTAGGCTTCGCTCATTTCAGCTATCCAGGCTTCAAAGAAGGCGCTCACCATAGAAAGCTTGCACAAATTTTCGAAGAAGTGATCTCCGGCGTTAAACGCCGGGTGATTATCAACATCGCGCCTCGTATGGGGAAGTCGGAGTTCAGTTCTTACCTGTTTCCGGCCTACTTTTTGGGCAAATTCCCGCACAAAAAGATCATCATGGGGACGCACACGTCGTCTCTGTCAGAAGACTTCGGTCGGCGCATCAGAAACCTCATCGAAACGCCCGAATACGCCACTATTTTTCCCGATACGCAGGTCTCAGAGGACCAAAAAGCATCAGGTAAGTGGTCTACGAGTGCCGGAGGTCAGTATTACGCTGTTGGCGTCGGTGGTAGCATCGCCGGTCGAGGCGCTGACCTCTTCGTCATTGACGATCCGCACTCAGAACAGGACATCAAGGCGGGCACGCGCACGCCGTTCGACGCTGCATGGGGTTGGTTCCAGACAGGCCCTCTCCAACGCTTGATGCCAGGGGGTGCGATCATCGTGATCATGACCCGGTGGTCCCAGCTAGACCTCACGGGCATGCTGATCAGCCACCAGATCAAGAATCCCGACGCGGACAAGTGGGAGATCGTGGAGCTTCCGGCCATCATGCACGAGCACACGCCGCAGGAGAAGTCTCTGTGGCCTGAGCAGTGGCCCCTGGAGCAGCTTCAGGCCAAGCGTGCGGGCATGGACCCGAGGTTCTGGCAGGCGCAGTACATGCAGAACCCCACCTCGGAGGTGGCAGCGGTCATCAAGCGCGAGATGTGGAAAATCTGGGAGCCCGAGAAGCCGCCCGAGTGCGAGTACATCATCCAGTCGTGGGATACCGCGCACGAGACCAAAACCAGCGCTGACTACAGCGCGTGCACCACGTGGGGTGTGTGGTTCAACGAGGAAGATAATGATAATGCCCATATCATTCTTCTAGACGCAATTAAGGGGCGTTGGGCTTTTCCCGACCTCAAGAAGCGTGCCAGCGAGTACTATCGCGAGTGGGAACCAGACGCGTGTCTGATTGAGAAGAAAGCCGCTGGAGCGCCGCTCATTCAGGAGCTTCGGGCGATGGGCATACCCATCAGCGAGTTCAGCCCTAGCCGGGGCAAAACAGGCACCAGCAACGACAAGGTGGTGCGCCTGAACGCGGTGTCCGACATGTTCACCTCAGGCCGTGTGTGGGTGCCAGACACCCGCTGGGCACGAGAGCTTGTGGAGGAGGTCGCGGCCTTCCCCGC